CACAACTGGATTTGCGTGTATCTCAAGCAGGCGGAGCAGACACCGCCGGAAGAGGAGGACAAGCCTATGAGCAAGCATACTGTATGCCTTGACCCCGGACACGGGCCGGGCAACGTCAACGGATCCCCGGACGGTACATACAAGGAGTGGGAGTTTACCTGGGATATTGCACAGCGTATCAAGCCGTTGCTGGAGGCCCAGGGGGTGGGCGTGGTGCTCACCAAGACGGCGGACAACTACCCCAGCCTGACGGAGAGGGCCAACATCAGCAATAAGGCAAAGCCGGATTGCTTTGTGAGCATCCACACCAACGCCGCCGGGGAGGGCGGATGGTCGAGCGCGTCCGGGCTGGAGATCTACACCAGCGCAGGGCCTATGACGGCGCAGCGCAATGTTCTGGCCTCCAAGCTGGTCAACGCGTTCCACGCCGCCGGGGTCTCCCTGAGAAGTGAACCTATCAAGCATGAGATGTATACCGTGCTCGCCAAGACGGACGCCCCCGCCGCACTCATTGAGTACGGCTTCCACACCAACAAGACGGACACGGAGTATCTCAAGGATAGCAAGTACCGGGACAAGCTGGCCGAAGCCACCGCAAAGGGCATCTGTGAGTTCCTGGGCGTGGTGTGGCAAGCCGAACAGGGGGAGGACAACGCGGAGTACACCCCGGACAAATGGGCCTCTGAGGCGTGGCAGAAGGCCAAAGACAAGGGAGTTCTGGACGGCACCCGGCCCCGCGATAATATGACCCGGCAGGAGCTGGCCGTCGTGCTGGATCGGTTGAATCTGATTTGATGGAGGTACATATCATGGACATTTCTTCTTTGGGTATCACCGGAGTAGCGGTTATCACTGTGATCTGCTTCCTCGTCGGGCAGGTCGTCAAAGCCACCGGCCTGGACAATAAGTGGATTCCCATTATCTGCGGTGTGTTTGGCGCGGTGCTTGGCATCCTCGGCATGTTTATTATGCCCGAGTTCCCGGCCAGCGATTACCTAACAGCCGCCGCTGTTGGCATCGTCTCCGGTCTTGCGGCCACTGGTATCAATCAGGTCTATAAGCAGTTGACTAAGGAGGGCTGATGCCCATGGAGTGGGTAGGCCCACTGATTTCCGGCGCGGCGGTCGTCCTGGTGGCAATCATTGAGGCGGTCGCCGCGCGGGAACGGAAACGTGTCAAGGCAGATAACCAAAAGAGCGACGCGCTCATGCAGGGCGTGCAGGCCCTCCTCAGGCGCGAAATCATTGCCGAGTACAACCACTACTCCGAACAACGTTATATCCCGATCTACGGCATGGAAAACGTGCTGGACATGTACAACGCCTACAAGGCGTTAGGCGGGAACGGAATGGCGGCAAAACTGGTGGAGGCCCTGAAACAACTGCCCACGGAGCCGCCGGAAGGGACGTGACTGAATGAGCGCAAGAGCGAAGTTACCGGAACCATTGGATAAACTCTTGCGCTCTCAGTTGGAGAACGCCATCCACGAGGCTGCCCTACACCGCGACGATGAATTGATCGCCAAGCGGCGCATCATTGATAAGTGGGGACAGATTGATGTTGCGGCGGAGCTGGGCTGGGATCGAAGCACAGTTAGCGACCACGAGAAATACATATTCCAGAGGGTTGAGGCTGTAGCAAAACAACTCTATACGAAAAAGGGAGCCGGGGATTAACCCGGCTCCTTTTTTAATATTTTGTTGCAACCCATCCGATACACTGAGGGATTGGAAAATTTTCGTTGTAATATCGTTTCACACAAATATGTCTTGTGTCTTTCCACCCAGTTCTTTTATCCTCTATCCCATCTTCTTCCAATACAATATCATTTTTGGAAAATGCCTCTCCCATAACATCGTCAGTATGCTGCTTGACTATATACTCTTTCATATCCTCTACATTATTAAATTCTTTTGCTTCTGACATAGCCTCTTTCAGTCCGCCTCTATGGGGCCGATATATAATCATATTTTTCACGCTCCCTTTCTATTATAAAGTAACATCTCAAAAAGTAAATACAAAAAATTACGCGAATCCCCCATAACTTCCACACAACCCCCACATGTGTGCCGCCCATGCGGGGTTATTTTATGCGACAATATAGACATGGAGGACGTGAGGAACAATGGTTGGTACACGTCGCCGCCCTCCTCACGGACTCCTTATTTTTATGGACAAGGACGTGTTTGATATGACTTTGATTGAGAGGATGGTAGCTGCTGGAATGTCCCGTGATTGTGCCGCCGAAACCGCGATGTGGTACATGGCACAGGGAGATGACGAGGGGCTGGAGGATTACGTGACCGCCATAGAGGCAGGGAAGGAGGCGCATCAATATGGCGTTTCCTAACTATACCTATCCAGCGTATGGGGCCTACAATCCTGTTACCCCATTTGCGGCTCCACAAGTATATCAGCCCCAGCAGACTACTCAGCAACCTTCACAGGCCATTCAGGCGCAGGGGAGTGTAAACACACAGCCCGCTTTTTTCTGCCGCCCTGTGGCCTCCAGAGAGGAAGCGCTGGGGGTTCCGGTAGATTTTATGGGTGCTCCCATGTTCTTCCCTGACCTTGCCCATAATGTGGTCTACATGAAACGATTCAACACCAACACCGGCGCGGCGGATGTGTTTGAGTTTCACGGCCAACAGCAGGCAAGAGAACAGCAGGTAGAGAATCCGCTCCCAGCTTTTGCACCGCTGGATGAGTTTATGGACATGAAGGACACCATCAACAATTTGAAAGATGAAATAGAGCGGCTGAAAAAGCCTGTCCCCAGCGGAAAGGCAGGGAAAAAGAATGATGCCGATGAATAACCCCATGATGGCTATGATGCAGATGATGCAGTCGGGAAGGAATCCCATGCAGCTCCTCCAACAGATGGCAGGGCAAAACCCGCAGGCGGCACAGGCTATGCGGCTCATCCAGGGTAAAAATCCCCAGCAACTCCGACAGACTGCGGAAAACATGGCAAAGCAACGGGGAACTTCGATTGAGGAGATCGCAAGGCAACTTGGTATCCCCATGAAATAAAATAGCGCACTCTTTATCAGTTTTCGGGTCTTGATAAAAACCGCTCTTTGGAAACATCCGGGGAGCGTACGGCCCCGATGTAATAACTGACAAAGGAGTATATACAATGGATAACGATTTTGCGACTGGCTATGCTCTTGGCTCCGACTCCAACGGCGGCAACTGTAACAATGGCGGCTTTTGGGGTGGCGATGGCTGGTGGGCTATCATCATCTTCGCCATGATTTTTGGCTGGGGCCGCGGCGGCTTCGGTGGTTTCGGCGGTGGCGGTGCCAGCACCGATCCCGGCCTCCAGGGCCTAGCCACCCGTGCCGATGTGAACGAGGCCATTGCGTTCAATGGCGTTGAGCGCGGTATCTCCGCTATCCAGCAGGGCATTTGCGACAGCACCTTTGCTCTGAACAACACCATGACCAACGGCTTCCACGGCGTGGATACGGCCATCTGCAATCTGGGGTATCAGACCCAGACCGGCTTCAACTCTCTGGGGGCCCAGCTGGCTCAGTGCTGCTGCGACACACAGGCCGCAATTCAGGGTGTACGGTATGATATGGCGACCCAGGCTTGCGACACCCGCAACACCATCCAGAATACCACCCGCGACATCCTGGACAACAACAACGCCAACACCCGGGCCATTCTGGACTTCCTGACTCAGGACAAGATTTCTAGCCTACAGTCTGAGAATCAGGCGCTCAAGTTCCAGGCTTCTCAGGCCAACCAGAACAGTTATCTGACCGCCACTCTGGACGCTCAGACCTCTGAACTGATTCGGCGCATCAATCCCATGCCCGTGCCCGCTTACCAGGTGCCCGCCCCCTATCCCTATTGCGGGACCTACAACAACGGCTGCGGTTGTGGCTGCTAAACTTACGAGGTTTCCTCGTAAGTTGACCTTCCGGCTTTGCCGTGACTATTTCGGGGCGGCGGGCTAAATGTCTGCCGCCCCTGATTCTTGGAGGTATTTTATGTCTTGTAAGCCTGTTTGCCGCCTGTGCGACAACCTGGTGCTAAGCCAGGCGGTCACCTTTACCGGCGGCAACCTTGAAATCAATCTGCCTGCCGGTGCCTACAACAACGGCGGGAAGTATTGTATTGTGGTAGCCCAGTCCATCCCGGCCACAACTACCATCAATGCACCTGTGTACATTACTATTGGTACGGGGACAGAGCTATATCCCCTTACCAAGCGTAACTGCGCGCAGGTGACTGCCTGCGGCATCCGTACTCGCACCCGCTACTCCGTCTGTGTGGTGACTACCCCCACCGGCGGATCGTTCCGCATGCTGGGGCATCCCTGCTGCTCTCCCAGTAACAATCTTGCCAGTATTGACGGCGGTGCTGCACCCGCCCCTACGGCGTAAGGAGGGCCTGACATGAAACGATCTACTCGAATGATGCTCATGTCCGGCGGACGCAAGGATGACCGCCGTTATGACCGGGAGCCCGAGGACAAATTACGTGACCGCCGTGGCCGGGAACACTACGACAATGGCCGTTATGCACCGCGCTCTGAGATGATGGAGCCGGAGGATCGGGGCTATCGTCGCTACTCTGATGGGCGCTTTGCCCCACGCAACGATGGCGGCATGTGGGTAGAGAGCCGCTACTGGGATGACCGGATGTACGGCCCTCAGTCTCACTACGGCTACCCCTACGTCCCACCGGTCTATCGGGAGGATGGGAGCGCATACACAGAGCGACGGGAGATGAATCGGCCAATGAACAAAATCGGATTCGCTATCTCTGGAGAAGGAGAAATGAGAACTCCGAGAGAGTTTAACCATGACTACCGCATGGACGAGATGGCGTACAGAAAAGGTGGAGAACGCATGACAGGTTATGGGGCTGCTTCCGGCTATATCCCTTTCACGAAGGAGATGGCCGATGAATGGTCTAAGCATATGGATAACGAAGACGGCACCCGTGGCGCTCACTGGACGCTGGAGCAGGCAAAGCAGGTCATGGCCCAGCGTGGGATTGAGTGCGACCCTGTCCAGTTTTGGGCGGCCCTCAACATGGTCTATAGTGACTACGTTAAGGTAGCCAAGAAACACGGTGTTGGCGATAAGATTGATTTTTACGCCGACATGGCAAAATCGTTCCTGTGTGATAAGGACGCACCAGAGGACAAACTGGCCCGCTACTACGAGTACATCGTGAGGGGCTAAACAAGGGGCGGGGGCAATAGCCTCCGCCCTCTATTTTTGAACTTTTTCATCGGTTTGCTATTTGCACATATTTACACCGAAAGTTACGCACTAGCTACATACTAGATACAAAAAATCCTGCAACCATTGAAATTACTAGGTTTCTTTTTCTGAGGAATTACAAACACATTAAATTGGGTTCCGGGCAACATCATACCACGCCGGGCCCGCTGGTGCAAGCTGCCGCTTTACCCGGCTGGGATTTCATGATATAATAACCGCAAAACGGCGGTTATACCTGACGCGGTCCACCTGCTCCCGCCTTGGGGCGGGACTGCGAAATCCGGCGTCATGCGGCCATTCCGCCGGGCTTCATGGCGGAATGACAAGAAAGGAACGGCTTTTGCCGGGAAGGGAGGGGCGCCATGCGCCGCATCCAGAAATATCTGTCCGGCCTGTGCGCGGCGGCGCTGCTCCTGAGCCTCCTGCTGGCCGGGACGGCCAAGGCGGATGAGATCACCATCTATCTGATGGCGGAGAACGACCAGATGCTGGACCTGCCCCTGTCCGCCATGCCCGCCTGGATCAACGGGGACATATATGTGCCCTACACCGCCTTCGACTGGACGGTGACGGGGGTGAACCTGGGAGTCTCCTACGGGCAGGAGCGGACGGAGACCGAGTACAAGTTTACCCTCTACAGCCTGAACGGCATGCTTGTGTTTGACCTGAACGCGGGCACCTGCACCGACGGCTTCTCCGGAGAGGCGAAGGACATGCGTGCCGCGCTGCGCAACGGGCGGGTGTTTGTCCCCCTGGCCGGGGTGTGCAGCTTCTTTGGACTGAATTACACCTATACCCCCACCAACTACGGCACCCTGATCCGTATCACAAACGGGCAGGAGCGGCTGGACACCCAGCAGTTTGTCACCTCGGCCAGCGGGCTGTCCATGCCCACCCGCTACTATAAATACCTCCAGGAGCTGAACCAGGGCACCCAGCCCACACCCAGCCCGTCCCCCTCGCCATCGGACGGCGGCACGGACGAGCCGGAGCAGGAGGACGGTCTGCCGGTCTACCTGTCCTTCCAGTGCACCGGCGGCGGGGCGCTGGACAACATTTTGGACACCCTGGAGGCACGCGGCATCCGGGCCCTGTTCCTCTTTACGCCGGATGCCTTGGCGGCGGCGGAAGGTCAGCTCCGCCGGCTGGTGGGCTCGGGCCACGCGGTGGGCCTGTCCGTCCCGGGCCAGAGCCTGGATGGGGCGCGGGCGGCGTTGGAGGAGGGGGCCGGCCTGTTGGAGCAGTTGGTCCGTGTGCGGACCCATACCGTATATCTGGAGGGGGCGGCCTCCGGCGTGGCGGATGCGCTGGAGCGGGAGGGCTGGGCCTGCTGGTCGGCCAACGTGGACGGCCGGCCCGACGGCCGAAGCCAGAGCACCCAGGCCAACGCCCTGCTGCGCACTCTGGAAGGACGGCGCAGCGCGGCCCGCATGCTGCTGGACGACAGCGGAGAGAGCGCCGGAATCCTGTCCCGGCTGCTGCCCCGCATGCCGCGGGACGCGTACTGGTTCCAACTGGCGCTGGATACCCGGATCTGAGAGAATCGGAGCACATACAGGCGGGCGGAGCTTGTCCGCCCAGCCCTCGCGGTGGGGGTTTTGCCCCCCCCCGCCTGTTTTGAGGAGGAGTCACACATGCGCACCGTATATCTGGACAACGCGGCCACCTCTTACCCCAAGGCACCGGGGGTGGGGGCGGCTATGGCGGACTACATTGAGCGTGTGGGCTGCAACATCGGCCGGGGCGGCTACCAGCGGGCCTATGACGCGGCCGGGGGGGTGCTGGAGGTGCGGGAGCGGCTCTGCACCCTGGTGAACGGTCCCGGGCCGCGCAATGTGGCGTTCACCTCCGGGGCCACCCACGGGCTGAATCTGCTGCTCAAGGGACTGCTGCGGCCCGGCGACCGGGTCGTGACCTCCCCCATGGAGCACAACGCCGTCCTGCGCCCCCTCCGCCAGCTGGAGCGGGCGGGGGTGGAGGTGGAGTACCTGCCCTGCACGGAGCGGGGGGAGCTGGTGACGGAGAATCTGGCAGAGCGGCTGACGCCCGGCGTCCGGGCGGTGGTGCTCACCCACGCCTCCAACGTGTCGGGCACCCGGTTCCCCATCGGCGCGGTGGGGGCCCTGTGCCGGGCGCGGGGCATCTTCTTCCTGGTGGACGCGGCCCAGACTCTGGGCGTCCTGCCGGTGGACATGGGGGCCATGGGCATCGACGGCCTGGCTTTTCCAGGCCACAAGGGCCTGCTGGGGCCCCAGGGCATCGGCGGCGTGGTGGTCAGCGATGCCCTGGCGTCGGAGCTGGAGCCCCTCCTCGCCGGCGGCACGGGCAGCCAATCCGAGTCGCTGGACATGCCCTCTTTCCTGCCCGACCGGCTGGAGGCGGGCACGCTGAATCTGCCGGGGATCTTCGGCCTGGGGGCTACCCTGGACTACCTGGACCGGGAGGGGGAGGCCCTGCGGGCGCGGGAGCGGAAGCTGGCGGGCCACCTGTGGGCCCGGCTGATGGAGCTGGAGGAGGACGGCCTGCGGGTGCTGGGCTCTGACGACCCGGTAAACCGGGTGGGGGTGGTGTCTGTGGACTTTCTCTGCGCCGACAACGCCGAGATGACCTTCCGGCTGGAGCGGGAGTACGGCATCCAGACCCGCTGCGGCCTCCACTGCGCCCCGCTGGCCCACAAGACCCTGGGCACCTTTCCCCAGGGGGCGGTGCGCTTCTCCGTGGGGCCGTTTACCACCTTTGAGGAGCTGGACTACGTCCACGGCGCGGTGTACGACCTGCTGCTGGAGGTGGGCAACCAATAGTTCAATATTATGTGTTTCATGTTGTTTCACGGCGTAATAGGGTAAGGAAAAAGGCCATAAAATGTACCTGTGCGTTTCATGCTGTACGAGGTCTAAAGGGAAAAAATAAGGGAAAACAAAGGAGCCTGCCCGGCTTGGGTAGGCTCCTGTTTGTTACTCTGAAAACAGCTTGGAAAGCTCAATAAAACATCCTTCTAATACGTTAACCTTTGCAATATCCTCTTTCCCGTACACCTCATGAGGCTGCATCAAGCCGCCATCAAGTAAGAATACCTGTACGGCCTTTTCGTTAGGGCTGACAATCCAATACTCCCGCACTCCGGCCCGCTGGTACAGATCCAGCTTCACCAAGCGGTCATGCCTTTGCGTGGAGGGTGAGAGGATTTCTACCACCAAGTCGGGCGCACCCTTACAGCCATGCTCGTCCAGCTTGTCATGGTCACACACCACGGAGATATCCGGCTCCACCATTGTGTCCACATCATCCGGGGTATCCCCTTCCTTCTCGAACAGACGGACAGCGAAGGGGGCGGCGTATACCTTGCACTTCTTTCCCTCCAGGAAGTTTGCAAGCTGCCGGAACAATTCCCCGCTGATCTCCTGGTGAATACGTGTGGGCGGGGCCATCATAATGGCTTCACCGTTGATGATCTCTATTCTTTCATCCTCGCCCCAGGTGAGACAGTCAGCAAAAGTATATCGGTCTTTCGGTGCTGGTAATGCCATGTGCAACGCCTCCTTGCCTAGTTTCCGATGCCAAGAGCGGCGTTATCCCGCTCCATAGTCTCGTCTATGGCCCGCCCGATAAACCCGTTCACAGATTCACCTCGGGCCTCTGCGTGGGCCTGTATCTCTGCTTTGTGCCCTTTGGGAAGCCGGACAAGTACCTTGTCGTACACTTTCGCTTCATACCGGGCGGTTGCCTCCTGCTGGGCCCTAGATACTGGCATAATTACCCTCCTTCCTGGGGGTGCGATAAATACTGACACCTCCTCCATTATGGCTCTATTATACGCCGCCTATATAGCGATATCAATATATGATATTCACAAAATTATATCGATATCATTATGCACTTTGCTTATTGATTTATAACGATATCGTGATATAATAATAAATGTAAAGAGGGACAGGCGAAGGTGGATACCAAGAACACCACATAAGAGCGGGACGGGATATGGTAAGTCACCCCCGGGAGGGTGCGCATAAAGCCCACCGCCGCCGGAGCGGCCCCCCCAATAACTACAGGAGGTCAATATCATGAGCACCAACGAACTGAACACCACCGCAAAGGAGCTGCTTAGTATCCGTTCCATGATCGCGGAGCTGGAGGCAGAGGCCGAAGCCCTCACCGACAAGCTCAAGGCCGCTATGGTGGAGCGAGGGACAGAGGCCCTCCAGGGCGACGGCTGGAAAGCTACCTGGAAGAACGTGGTTTCTAGCCGCTTTGATTCCAAGAGATTCAAGGCCGACCATGCAGACCTATACGGCCAGTACAGCAAGCAGACCACCACAACCCGCTTCTGTGTGGGAGTATGAGAGCGGCCCCCATATCCCAGCCGACCAAAGCAAGAGGATATAGGAGCCGATAACCACCCCGGAGGGGGTCAAGGGCATTGTACCACGGCCCCCTCCAGATTTCAAGATGGAGGAGATACCAATGGAGACAATACACACCGGGGCGGGCCATGATGTCAAAGTGTTCTATGGCTACCCCGGAAAGAGTTTCTTTAGCCGCAGTCTGATGACTGGTGAATATACCATCTATATATCCGTGGATTCCGCAGATCCGGGAGCTGTTATAGATCTGGCTCTGGAATATATCAGAAGCCACCAAAAGGAGGTGGCGGTATGATTACCTTTCCCACTACACCCGAGGCATTTATCGCATATCAGGAGGCAACATTCTGCCGTAAATTCGATGCTTTTAGCCGAGAAATGGCTGACTTGTATGTCGACCTCTTCAACCTGGAATTTGACGCCGGAGTGAAATGGCTTGATCCGATCAATATAGCAAAGAGTACAGCCGGGTTTTACATGAAAATAGAAAATCTGAAGGATTTAGAGAAACCCATAATAAGAGATTTTTATACGAGTGTCCAGCATTGGTGCAATGAGGCATATAGACAGGAAAAGGAGTCAAGAAATCATGAATGATATTATAACCGCGCTATACCATGCCGCCAGCAGCGAGGAGCCGGACACGATGGACGGCCCCAGCCTGTGCGACTACTACCAGCGCAGGGAGGAGACAGAGCAAACCCGCCGCGCCCTTGTGAACGCTGTGGGCGACGAGGTGGACGTGGACAGCTACGGGGCAGCTATGGAGTGCCAGGGGTTTATAAATGGCTTTTCTATCGCGCTGGACATGCTTAAATAAATAAAAAGGGGGACGGATTACCGTCTCCCTTTTTAGACAAGCCAACTCAAGAAGTGAATAGCCGTTTTTCGGCTTGTTTGTATTATATCGCTGCTGATGTATTCTGTCAACAAGGGGTAACGGTTGGGGCTCCAATTCTGATTGTATACCCCCCAGGGTATGCTTTTTCTGGTCAATTGCTAATTGTAATCACCATTTTCCTTTAAAATACAATCTGTAATATATATTAAACATTCTTTCTTTTTTGGGGGGTAATCATTGTGGAGAGAATACAGCACAGTGTTTCCACAATAGGAAAAGTGGAATCGAACTTGAAAAACACCCCCCCACCTCCAGTTAAAGAGGCAGGGGGGGATTAAACTTCTATCGGACGCGCTGCGCTTCAATCAGCCAATGCGCTTGTTGTAGTTCCACCACGTCGGAAATGGATACGTTGTAAAAGGCGGTTGATTGTCCCATCTCGTCCAGGCTCCAAAAGGACAGCGGGCGCTGTTGGAGGTCGAATCCATGTTGAAAGCATGCGCCGCCTGGGCAGAAGGTCATACGGTTATGCTGGACGTGTGCAAGTGCCTCGCTGGCCGCCTCCCGAAAGCTAGAGTAGTTATAGGCTTTAAATGCTCTCTCTGGGATGGCGATTAACAATGTATCTTGGCTCCCCTGCTTCACCAACGGCTTAAAGCATATATTTTTACCATCCTGGGGCTGCTGGGTGCCAAGCTGTGCTGTGCCATCTGAAATATGCTTTATCGCCTGCTCTAGAAACTCCCCAGCCTTTTGCTCGGATACGTGATCAATAGCCGTTTGAAGTTCGGGCGTAATCTTCCATACCATGTAAATCAGGCCTCCCCTCGCATCGTGCGCCGCCGACGGGTACATTCATGGCAGTAAACGACTGTATTCTCCAGATCGTTGAGACCATCAGACAGTAGGCCAACAATATCCACTTGATGCACCTCATTGCAATCCGGACAAAGTGTATAGACGTTTGTATTTGTCAGCTCATAAAATTTCTTTCCGCATTTTACCAAAAACATAATTTTTCACTCCTTGATTTTTTTATAGATTGAGGTATAATAAAAATATCCTTTCTGCTATCCGCTTGTATCACTGTCTGTATGTGATGCAGGCGGTTCCTTTTTTCTGTAGAGCGCTATCCAGTCCTCAAGGCGCTGCGTCACCAGCCAGCCGGAGCGGTTACGCCTATGGAACACGGTGGGCGCTCCATCCTGAAACCACTCCGCGTCCCGGACGGCCTGGGCCATAGCCTCCGGTACATTCAGCCGCTCGTTGCGCTTGCACTCAATATGTATGTGGGGTAGCCCCACAAGGTCGGGTGTGGCCCCGTAGCTCACCGCCATACCTGGCTGCACGTCGTAGCCGTACCCCTGGAGGAGCCGGGCAAGCTCTAGCTCACCCGCCCGGCCCTTGCGCTGAGATTTAGATCCCATCAGCTTCTACCCCTGGTTCATGTACTTCAACGCCAATGATTTTTCCGCGCTTGGATCTCTGTATGGTAATGGGCTTACCATCATAAGCTGCACACAGCAGTTTATCCAACAACTCCCATTCATGCTTGTCCATATAATTCTCGTTCTCCTTCCATTTGCTTCAGTTCCTGGTTGACCGTTTTTGCTGTGCGTATGTTTCGTCAACTTAGACCACCTTTGTAGTCGGCTATCATGCAAACCATAAATCAATCTTCCCTGCGGTACATGAATTTCCCCGTATTCTGTTAGGGGTATATTTTATGTACTTCGTGTACTTCGTGCACTCAGTCCATGCTGGTACATAAAGTACATAAAAACATAGCCTAACAAAACCATGTACCTGCATAATAAAATTCATGTACCAGCTAGACGATGATTTGCTCCGGCTCTACTGAATCAATTCGCTGAACCATAAATCCATTTCCTTTCGCGCCATTCTTTTTCACCTGGATTCCGGTTCTAAGAAAATACCCATCATCAGATAGTCTTTCTTTAATTGCGTCTAGCGCTCGTTTCGGCTGTTGGCCTCCGAAAATTAAATCCCCGTGTAGATTTTTAAATTCCTCGTAGGAAAATCGTGTGGGAACAAATTGATTTGCAGACGATTCCAAAGCCTCTATAAGTGCATTGTTTGAGGCCGAGTGCTCTTTATCTCCCTGTATGATCTCCCACGGAGTAGACCGCCGCCGCGCCGCTGCCTCCAAAGTCTGCTTTGTGATTTCTGAGAATCCATCCCAAACCACTCCACCATCATCAATCCTATACCGGATAGACTTGCCATAGGCGGCATAGTTGGTCTTGGTATGTACCATCACTCGGCAATCTTCATCTACATCATCAAAGATTACCCGGAAAGCGGAACGGGAAGCGTTGATAAAATCACTAGAACCCGTGGCGGCGTTATTGGCGTTATCGCCTTGAGCCCGCTTGTTGACGTGAGAAACAAGAATCATAGAACATTGGCATTTCTTTGCCAGGTGGGACAACTTTTGGAATACTGGCCGCAAGGCGTTTACTCGGTTGATATCCACCCCCGCCCCAAGAAAGGCGTGCCAGGGGTCTACAATGACCAGGGCCGGGGAATAGGTTTTAATTGTGGCCTCAAATTCATCGTATTCATCGGAAAAGCTCATCCCAAGAGAATCAGAACAATCCAGAATCATGACTCTATCTAAGTCAGCTCCAGACCGCGCAAGCCTTTTCCGCAAGATCTCCCCGCTGTCCTCGGCGGAGATCATTAGAACATTTTGCCCCCTCCCGTCAAATTCGTCGCCGGGCAATGCTTTCCCAGTACTTACCGCTGCCGCAATCCCGCAGCATAGGATTGTTTTGCCTGTTCCACCGTCCGCCATCATTACGCTATAGTCTCCAATGGGAAGGTATGGATACCATAAAAACTGCGTATTGTCCTCCCCAAATGCAGACGCGGGCTTTGCGCTTCTGGCTAAAGTGGGCGGCTCCCATTGTGGCGTTGTGCTGATAAGCTGCGCAATCATGTCGCATGATTTCTCCGGCCCAAACTGTGCTATAAGGTCGGATATGTCCCCCTTCTCCGGCACCTTCGGCCATACCTGGGACAAGTCCAGCACTTGCACACTGGAGGTCACACCATGAAGGGCGGCGGCGGTTTCCTGGGCATAGTCCTTGCCTATTTTGTCGTTGTCCTGGAAGATGCAGACAGGGAGGCCCTTTAGCTGCTCGGTGTATTCCGGCCTCCATTTCCCATGTCCCGCTCCATCCTCTCCGCTGGCGGCATTATACCCCAGTTTGTGGAGGTTGTCGCAATCCTTTTCCCCCTCGGCCACAAAGACAGCTCCGGCCAGTTCTCCGGCTATGTAGAGGGAATGAGGGGCGGTTCCCCGGCCTTTCTGCCATGTGCCGCCCTCCATGTGGAACCAGCACCCACATTTTGAACCGTCACCCCGGCGATACATGACCTTTTTGACCTGTCCGCCTGGGTATATATGCTCCCGCTCGGCCTTTCCATAGTCCTGTTTTCTGGGCGGCTCCTGGACATAAAAGGCTTTTTTCATCCACTCTGCCGCCTCAGTGTTTGGTATATTGAGATACTTTGCGACAAGGTCAATCCCATCCCCATGCTCACCGCAGCCGAAACACTTCCAGCCGTCGGCATACACCTGCAAGCTGGGGTTTTTGTCCCCGGCATGGAGAAAGCACCGCACCTTGTCTTGCCTGTTCAGCTCCAGCCCCAGGCGGCGGGCTACTGTGCGGCAATCTTCCCGCTTTAGCTCTTTGAAGTCGACCGCCACACATCACACCCCCGCCCGGTCTATTGCTTCCGCTGTTTTTCTAATTTCGTCTGCCCTGTGACGCATAGAGCGCACGCAGGCGGCCCTTTCATACTCGGTGGCGGGTATGGCGTTATCCGCCAGAATGGGCACCCCTTCGCGCCGCTCCCGGCGGGGTATCGCGTTCTCGCGCCCGTCGCTGAGAAGATCCGCAACTTTCCGTTGACCGCCGGGGCCGTTAGGGGTAAACTGAGGTTTGGAAGTGGTGTCCGCCCGCGAAGCCGACCCCGTTTCCACTGCCCGTCCTGGTGCGCCAACACTGGGGCGGGTTTTCTTTTCCCTGCTCATACCGTGCTCACCTCCGATTGCTTTGCAATCCACTCCCGCAGACCATCCACGGGGATTCTCGTACAACCGCCCAGGCGAATAACAGGAAAATCCGCCCGGTGCATCCATCGGTAAAAGGTTGTCCGCGATACATCCACCAGCCGCGCCGCCTCCGACGGCCTCACGGCTAGGGGTTCCAGCTTGTCCATTACTGCGCCTCCTCATTCTGAACGGCCTTCTGGGCCTTTCGCTCCCAGTACCGGAGATTATTGGATCTAACCTTGTCCTTGTTTTTCCGCCGCCATTCTCGCTGATAGGCTCGGCGCAATTCCAACGCCTTCTCCTCCAACTGCTTTTCACCCATGTTTTCGTTCTCCTTTCTCTTGACAATTTGGTATCTCTAGTGATATGCTAACAATACAAGTATGACAAATGATAAGAGAAAAGTCAATATCCGCAGATTAACATTCTTCTGTTGTATATGATTAGAGAATTTGTTGGAGGGAATTGGTTATGAATAGAGCGAAAAAGGATGCTCCGCCGCGTTTTCCGGAGTTTCGGGAAGCTTTTCTTGAATTGATGGGGGACATGACGCTGGAGCAGTTTGCAAAAAAGCTCGGTATGTCTCGCGCTACTGTGGGATTCTATGCGGCTGGGCAAAGGATACCGGATGCACTTGGCTTGAAAAAAATTACAGAAACGTGCAATGTTTCGGCAGATTGGTTGCTAGGGATCTCAGATTATAAATATAAACAATTCGAGAGAATGACGGCTGCGGAATTAGGTTTATCCGAAAAAGCTATATTTGCTCTTACCAAAATAAAAGAAATGAATAATCATAGTAGCTCTATTGAATCGCTTAATTCTCTTCTCTCTATGGATAAATTTTATTCGCTTTTAGTCGATATATCACATTTGAAAAAAGCAATCGAAGATAACCTTAAGAAAAAAATCCCCGCGCCTTTTACAAATGAATCGAAGCAAGCAGAAATGATCAAAAGCAAGGCGGAGAATTTACTAAATCAAGGTGGCGGCTTGTATAAAGTAATAGATGAAACAGACTATCTTAAAATGAAAGAATACTATTTGCAAAGTGCCTTTTCAGAGATCGTTAATAAGGTCATTTTTGACAAAAATGAAACCTTAAAGCAACTGTTATCTTTAGAGCAGGGAATACGACTAGAGCCGTAATAGCCCATAAGGATACCGCCCCCGGCGCTACCAACACCAGAGGCGGCAAGAGCGATAATGACCCGACTAAGAATCAAAACCGCGCCTCCATTGTACCATGAGCGGACGAGCGGGCGCAAGAGGAAAGGAGCAGCACATGGGCAGAAAAGCAGCAGCAGGCACCGGCACGATCCGCAAAAAGACCGTGACCCGCTCGGGGAAACAGTATACCTATTGGGAGGCACGGTTCACGGCTGGGTATGACCCCGGCACCGGAAAACAGGTGCAGAGGAGCATCACCGGCAAGACGCAGAAGGAGGTTGCCCAAAAGCTAAAGGCGGCCACAGCGGCTATAGACCAGGGCACATATATTGCCCCCTGCAAGCTGACGGTGGGGGAGTGGCTGGATACTTGGGCGGCGGATTACCTGGGCGGCGTAAAGCCGACAACGGTAAAGGTGTATAAGAATAACCTCCAGCGGCACATTAAGCCCGTCCTGGGGGCGGTGGTACTCTCTGAACTGCGCCCTCACATGGTACAGAAATTCATCAACGGAATGGAGTTGTCTTCATCCTCCGTTCGGTTGGCCTATAAAGTGTTGCATCAAGCATTGGAAAAAGCGGTCAAGCTGGAATACATATCGCGGAATCCGGCGGCGGGCTGTGAACTGCCCAGGCTGGAGCAGAAGGAAATACATCCGCTGGAGGATCAGCAGGTGGCCGCACTTCTCCGGGCTGTCAAAGGTGGCCGCCTTGAACTGCTGGTGTCTATCGCCTTATTTACCGGACTGCGGCAATCTGAGCTGCTGGGCCTGACGTGGGATTGTGTGGATTTTCAAAAGGGGACGTTGCTAGTCAACAAGCAGCTTTCCCGTATTCTACACCGGGAGGAAAGTGGGCTGTTCCTCTCACCCAAAAGCGGCAAAAGCCGCACCATTACTCCAGCGCCCTCGGTACTCAGAACTCTAAAGGAACAGAGGAGGCGGCAGGCTGAAATGCAGTTAAAGGCGGGGTCCCTCTGGAATAACGCCCATAATCTGGTGTTTACCAATGAGACAGGCGGCCCGCTGGAGCAATGGAGGGTAGAGAAAGACTATCAGGCGGCGGTGGAGGCGGTCGGACTGGCCGGTGCGCGCTTTCACGACCTTCGGCACACCTATGCCGTCAATGCTATTCGGGCCGGTGATGATATCAAGACCATACAGGGCAACCTCGGCCACGCCAGCGCGGCCTTTACTCTGGACAGATACGGCCACTTCACCGAGCGCATGAGACAGGACAGCGCCGCCCGCATGGAGGGCTTTATCAAGGGTGTACTAGGCTTGTAA